TCCACTTCTGAAGGGAAGAAAAGTAATGCCGGGTCCAGCGGATCCGTCTATCTTTGATAGGTCAAGAGGTGAGAGTGTCGCGGATATCATGGAAAAGTATGGTGTGTACTGGGAGAAAGGCGATAATTCACGAATAGCCGGAAAGATGCAGTATCATTACAGGCTTGCTTTTGACAAGAACGGAAGAAGCAAGTTTTACGTGTTTAATACATGCGTGAACTTCATCCGGACAATACCGCAGCTTGTGTATGATGACGTGCATGTGGAAGATATTGATACAGATCAGGAAGACCACATTTATGATGAATGCCGGTATGTACTGATGAGTAATCCGATAGGACCACGTAAGAATACAGAATCAGCAAATATCATTCATGAAGATGATCCGCTTGATTTGTATCAGCAGGAAGCAAATAAATATAACTTTTACAGAATATAGGAGAGTGAGACATGGCAAGAAATGTACAGTACGGAAAAAGCAGGGAAGAGCTTGCTAGAATGCTGAAAGAAACAGCACAGATGGCAGCAGTACCAAATGAAGAGATGATAGGACTGCAAACGACAGCAGGACAGTTAGATAACATGTCAGACGGCTATCAGGTGAAATCAGAGCCGGTAGGACGAGTTGGAAAGATAGGAAAAAAAGAAATACAGGAAGCAGCACGCATTCTGGAAAAGTATAAAGCAGGGAAAAAGAATTTAGAGAAACGCCTGATTGAAAATGAAAGTTTCTGGAAGATGATGTACTGGGAGCAGGTTATTGGAAAGAAGGAAAAGAAAGAACCTGAAGGTGAGAAATCAACGTTACCGACATCTACATCAGCATGGTTATTTAATTCCATTATCAATAAACATGCAGATGCAATGGATAATTATCCGGAACCTTCAGCTCTTGCGAGAGAAGAAACAGATAAAGAATATGCAGAGATGCTCAGTAGTATCTTGCCGGTAGTGTTTGAACAGGCAGATTTCGAGCAGACGTACAATGATGCGTGGTGGTACAAGCTAATAAAAGGTACCGGAACGTATGCAGTTTTTTGGAATACAAAGAAAAATTATGGTCTTGGAGATGTTGATATAAAACAGATTGATTTGCTAAATCTGTTTTGGGAACCAGGGAAAAAAGATATTCAGAAGAGTAAAAACGTGTTCCATTTAGAACTGGTAGATAATGACATACTGGAGTCCCAGTATGACTTCCTGAAGGGGAAACTGGATGGAAGAGCTTTTGAGGTATCCGAGTACATATATGATGATACAGTAGATAATTCAGAAAAGAGCATCGTTGTGGACTGGTATTACAAGGTATACAACGGAACAAGAGATGTGTTGCATTATTGTAAATTCGTGAATGATGAAGTTCTGTATGCATCAGAAAACGATGAAGATTACATGGAAAATGGATATTACAATCATGGGAAGTATCCGTTTGTGCTTGATGTATTATTTCCGGAAGAAGGAACACCGACAGGCTTTGGTGTGATTGATGCAGAGAAGAAATGTCAGATGTATATTGACAGTTTGGATGGTGAAATTTTAAAGAATGCTAAGATGGCATCCAGGCCTCGTTACTTTATGAAAGAAAGTGCCGGAATAAATGAAAATGATCTTGCGGATTGGGAAAAGCAGATTGTTAAAGTAGCAGGAAACGACTTGGATGGCAATGTGAAAGAAATACCATTTCAGGGATTAGAAGGTATCTATGTAACGATTCTGAATAACAAGATTGAAGAATTAAAGGAAACATCAGGAAACAGGGACTTTTCACAGGGAGCATCGGCAGCAGGAGTAACAGCAGCATCAGCGATAGCGGCGCTTCAGGAAGCAGGAAGCAAATTAAGTCGCGACCAGATAAAGAGTGCATACAGAGCGCACAAGAAAATTGTAGAGCTTGTGGTGGAACTGATTAGACAGTTTTACGATGAGCCAAGATGCTTTAGGATTACTGGTCATATGCAGGATAAAGAATTTGTGCATTTTGATAATAGCCATATAAAACCGGTTAAGCAGGGAGTAGAGCATGGTGTTGATTTAGGTTATCGAATGCCGATATTTGATATCAAGATAAAAAGCCATAAAGCATCACCGTTTTCTAAATTGGCACAGAATGAACTGGCAAAAGAACTATATGGTCTTGGACTCTTCCAGCCGGGAAATGCAGATCAGGCATTAGCAGTTCTTGAAATGATGGATTTTGAAGGAAGGGAAGCGGTTGTAAAACGTGTAAAGGAAAATGGAACGATGTACCAACAGCTTCAGCAGATGCAAATGCAGATGCAGAAACTGGCAACAATCGTTGATGCACAGAATGGAACAACGATTGGCGCACAGATGCAGACAGAAGCACCGGTAGAAGAAAGAAATAAAGTGAAGGGAGAAGTAAGTAGCACCAAAACAGAAGTAAACCCTTTAGGAGAAGCTTATCAGTCAGCAAAAAAAAATACAGCTGATGTGGCTAAAGAAAGGGCTATGAGTGCTGCCACACCGAGATGATAACAGTAACGTATGAAAAGAAAGAAAATGAAGTGAAGATAACCATAAAGGGACATGCCGGTTATAATCCGGGGAATGATATTGTGTGTTCAGCATGTAGTGTGTTGTTCTTTACACTAATGGAAGAAATGAATTTAACGAGACGTGAAATGGCATTAAGAATCATGGAAGGAGATAGCTTTATCCAGGTATTAGAACCGGATGAGACGGCAATCAGAGTAATCATGAATGGTTACAAAATGATAGCAGATACATACCCGGAACATGTGACCGTATGTGGTTGGTAGAAATGGAAAAAGCAAATGTGATATTTGTATATTAGACACTTCGGAAAGACGATGAATCAAAGACACTTCGGAGAGACGATGGAGAGGAAATAACGATGAGAAAACTCAATTTAAGATTATTTGATGGTGGAGCACCGGCAGCAGCTGTAACCGGAACAGAAAACGCAGGTGGTGGTACATTACCATTAAATAACAACCAGACGGGCGTACAGGTGCAGTATGGAAAAACTGCAAACGAAGGTCAGGCCGCCGCTGATCAGAAACCAACAACACATACCACATCAGATGCGTTACAGGCAAAAAATGCGGAGTTTGAAAACTTAATCAAAGGTGATTATAAGGACCAGTTTACAAAAAAAACACAGTCCATCATAGACCAGAGATTCAAAGATTATAAAACGCTGCAGGAAAATAACAGTAACATGTCAAAGGTCATGTCGGAAGTGGCCAAGAGATATGGTGTCGAAATGACAGACTATGATGGTTTGATGAAAGCAATTGCGCAGGATACAAGCTATCTGGAAAAAGAAGCGATGGAGATGGGAATCAGCGTAGAACAGCTGAAGCATTTGAGAGATGTGGAAGCGGAAAATGCAGAACTTCGAAGAATAACGGAAGAAGCAAACAACCAGAAAAAAATTGATGAAATCTACGTGAAATGGATGGAAGATGCGGAAAGAGTAAAAGCAATCTATCCGACATTTGATTTTGCTACGGAAGCACAGAATAAGAAATTCACAGATTTGCTTCGTGTAGGAATTGATGTTCAGACTGCATATCAGGTATTACATCAGGATGAAATCATTGGTGGAGCCATGCAGTATACAGCGCAGACAATTGCACAGAAGCAGGCACAGAACATTGAGAGACGTGCTCAGCGACCATCAGAAAATGGAACTTCCGGACAGGCAAGTGTTGTTACAAAAAACGATGTAAACAAATTAACGCGCGAAGACCGGAGAGAAATTGCAAGACGTGCAAGAAGCGGAGAAACCATTTCTTTCTAGGTCGGAAAGAAGGGAAAATGAAAAAGAAATTTTTAAGATTAAATCTTAGACTGTTTGATGCAAATGTGCAGACAACAACTTTAAATACTTCCGGAAATGATTTATCTCCGGAAATGAAAACGTATTACTCAGCATATCTGATTGATAATGCAACACCGAATCTGATTCATGACCAGTTTGGACAGAAACATCCGATTCCAAAGGGTGGTGGTAAAACAATCGAATTCAGAAAATACGATCCATTACCAAAAGCACTCACACCGATTACAGAAGGTGTAACACCAAGCGGAAACAAATTAAATACATCCACCATTACAGCGACAGTAGCACAGTATGGTGATTATATTACATTATCTGATATGCTGCTCTTGACAGCGATTGATAATAACCTTGTAGAAGCAACAGAGCTTCTTGGCGATCAGGCTGGTCGTACTCTTGATACAGTAACAAGAGAAGTATTAAATGGCGGTACTAATGTTATGTATGCACCAAATGGAACTACAGAAGTAACTTCCAGAAGTGCAATTACAGCAAATTGTAAAGTAACATTAAAACTTGTTATGAAAGTTGCTGCTATGCTGAAGACTTTCCTTGCAAAGAAAATCGAAGGAAGTTATGTAGGTATTGTGCATCCATATGTAGCATATGACTTAATGTCAAGCGAAGCGTGGATTGATATCAATAAGTACGCTGAACCGGGCAAAATCTTTGAAGGTGAGATTGGTAAAATCGGTGGTGTTCGTTTCGTAGAAACGTCTGAAGCTAAGATTTGGGAAGGAGAAGGTGCAGACGGTGTATCTGTATATTCTACTCTCGTTATGGGTGCTAATGCGTACGGTGTTACAGAAGTGACAGGTGGTGGCTTACAGCACATTGTAAAACAGCTTGGTTCAGGTGGTACTACAGACCCATTAAATCAGAGAGCAACAGCTGGATGGAAAGCTACAAAAGTAGCAGAAAGATTAGTAGAAGCGTACATGGTACGTATTGAATCTTGCTCTGAGTTTGCTACAGCTGCAGCTAACTAAGAAGGGAGATATATATGAGCAAAGAAAATATGGTAGAAGAAACTGTAGTAGAAGATGCTACAGCAGAAGAAACAAAAACTTCCAAATCTGTTAAAAAAGGAAAAGCAGCACCAGCTAATGACATGGTAGAAATCGAACTGTTCTACGATGGTGAGAAATATAAGGATCCGGTGCAGGTTGGACTTAACGGTAAGATGTACCAGATTCAGCGTGGTAAAAAAGTAATGGTGCCGCGTGGTGTGGCGGAAATTATCGCTAATTCTATAAAACAGGACAAAAGCACAAAAAAGATGATTCAGAGTCTTACAGAAGACTTTGAAGGAAAAAGAGAACAGCTTAGCTGATAAGAAGTGGGAGAGGGAGCGAGGATAGTCGCTCCCTTTTTTGAAAGGAGAAATAGATGATAAAGATACATGGACGAGGATTTGTTATCCCAAAAGAAGAACGTTATATAGGAACTTCTTATGACACAAATTCTGAATCAAGAATCTTTGAGCTGGATAGAGCAAAAACAAATTCCGTAGATATGAGTGCATTATCCTTTCGATTAGATTTTGAATATGAGAACGGAGAGAAAAACACAACATATCTTGAAAAAGAAATTATGGATGATGTGATACATCTTATCTGGAACATTATCGATAGTGATGTTCCGGAACCGGGAACAGTAAAATTCCAGATACGCGCTTTTGACATAGAAGGGACTGTAAGGTGGAATTCTTTACTAGATGTATTCTACGTAGAGCCAACAATCGGTACAGCTCAGGAGTATGAAGGGGATTTGTCAGAATTTGAACGTATGGAAGCGGTCCTGGATAGAAAAATGGAAACTATCGATGAGAAGGTAGCAGCTGTTGAAGGGCAGATGGAAGCAGAAGCGGAAGCGGAAACCTTACGACAGGAAAATGAACTTGCAAGAATAGCGAATGAAGAAAAGAGAGTAGAAGCTGAGAATTTAAGGCAGACACAGGAGAAAAGCAGGCAGGCAAGCACGAAGAACGCAATAAAGAATACGGAAGTGGCGATTGCCGGAGCAAACCAAGCGGCAGATAGAGTCGATACATCGATAGCTTATTGTGAAATGGTAACACAGAAAGCACTAGACGCTATTGAAACCATTGAAAATGAAGCGGTTGATATTAACGGAAAAAGTGCTGAGACTGAAGACGAATACACCGATTATAACGGTGGAACAGTAATATTATAAGGAGAATGAATTATGTATGCACGAATAAGACCAAGAAGAGGTACTAAAGGACAGTTTGAAGCTGTAAATCCGGTATTAAAAGAAGGTGAAATGGCCATTGAAACAGATGATAATGGAACTGGTAAAGGGCTAGTAAACATTAAATTTGGAGATGGTGTGACAGATTATAAAAACCTTCCTTATGCGGTAAGGGGAAAGGATATTAGTGATACGCCGGCAGTATTTGAAGATGATGTAGAATTTATTGAAGACGAAGAAATTTTGTCAGGGATGGTAGCAGGCAAGATTTTTAAACTAATCAAAAAGAAATTAAGTTTGCTAACGGCAGAGCTTGCTAATGCACTTTCTATTGCCCAGGGAAAGAATCGAAGTCATGTATTCCAGACAGAAGTACAGTTGGATGAATGGCTTTCTAATGCAGATAATGTGGCAACATTAAAGATAGGAGACAATCTGTATATAGTAGAATTAAATGTCCCGGACTATTGGTGGGATGGAACACAGAAACAGAAACTGGAAACAGTAAAAGTGGATTTGAACGAATACTATACAAAAGAGGAAGTAGATACAAAAGATCAGAATATTATTGGAATGCTGTCTGATGAATTCAGTACAGAAAAGACATATGCAATAGGCGAATTGTTTATTTATAACAATAAGATATACAAAGTAACATCTGCAATCGAGTATCCGGGTGAATTCGATTTGGATTATGTGGAAGAGGTAACGCTGAGCAGCGCGCTAAACAGTAGTTTAACGGAAATAGATATTACACATTTAGTACATGCGTATGGTGATAGAGGAGAAATAAGATATGCTAAAAAGTGTGGGAACAGAGTGACAATATCTTTTAATACATGCGAACAGTCAAACGGTGCTTACGGATTAGTAATTGGTATAGATGACTCTATTTATCCCGAAAACATACAGTTTGGTAGTGGTGTATCGAACGGAAATAATACACATACTGCCGTATCACCTTATACCGAATCTTTTAACGGTGTAAAAGGGCTGTTTTGTAATAGCGGTAAAACAGAACTTATTAGTGGTTCTATCACATATTATCTTTAAATAATTATTTAAATTATTCATTTGGAAATTCCGTATATAGCTGTTGGTATACACATTGTATTATCAACCACACCGTTTTCCAATGCATTGGAAAAATACATTTTCTCGCTATATAGGGTAAATTCTCTTGTACGCAATCTAACACTATTTGAATAGGCATAAGAAAACATTACTGACATTTCATTAATATGTGCAAAAGCAAAAAGCCCACGATTGATATTTTTTGCTATGGTATATTTGACAGCAAAAATTTTATATTCGCTTAAATCAACATCTATATATTGTTCAGAAAATTCGTTTTCTAAACTAGGATTTTCCCATAACAATTTCCAATTTAAACTACTGTTTA